ATTCGCATGTTCCAGGTATTCGCCTCGTTGTGCTGATCAGCAGCGAACGCAGCTTGGGCAATAGGCGATAGTCCGTACCAAGGATCAAGAGGATTGATCGTCTTGATATGAAGCATATCACCAAGACCGGTGATTGGGTCTATCTGCCACGTGCGCTTCTGGTTTGGGTTCTGGTTATCATAGGTGTAGCCAAGTGGGATCATACCTTTCTTAGCAACATTCACCTTCATGCAGAACGGGTCCCAGGACCACAGCTCCTTCGGTTCGCCACCGGCTGACAGAGCCTCGATGTAGCTATTACCTGTGATCAAATAAAACGCGAGAACCTGCTCAATAAACTTATCCTGCCCCTGCATGGGGTTCGGCCGCTTGAGTAAGGTGAGCAGTGGGTGATTTTCAACTTCTTTATCACCGTTGTACACGCATACAGGAATAGATGCAACTGAGCGAGCTACGATTTGAATACAGCGCGCCACGATAACACAGCGCTCATACCCCTCTGATGCGTACGTGCGAGCAGTACGTTCAGACCAGTGCACTGGGGGTAGGCCCATCTGGTTGATCTGGCTGATCTGACTCTTTGTCTCACGCTTATTGAAAGGCCACATCAGTATCTCGCTCGTGGGGTATTGGCAACAGTTTCAGAAATGAAGTTCACCGCGCCAGATGTAGCATCCACTTGGTCGTCGTGCTTACTACCTTCAGTTTTCTCGTCTACCTGCGACTCATCTGCAAAATTCTCGAGCTCTGTGAGGTACTCATCATTCCATTCGCCTCGCAGAAGTTTGATGTTGCCCTGCTCGGCCTGCGCAGATGCGATGCGTGCGCGAAGAGCTTTTTTCTGTGTGGGTCTGCGTGTTTTGAAGACGCGATCTGGGAAAAGCTTCGACAGGTCATCAGTCTCTGATTTTCCTGCTTGACCTGGGTCTTCTTCAGCTACCACAACGCATTCCGCACCATCCTGCGAGGCGCAGTTCTTCATCGCAGTCTTCACTTTAGATGGGCGTGCACGGATATGACATACGTGCATCACGTAGAACACACCGCGCACATACCGCACATGCACGCCTGCTGTCCAGTCAGGGTCATTTGATCCTGGGCCCTGCTCAGTGGCAGCACGGTCCCAGTACCGACATTCAACCGTTGAATCGTCGGGAGCAGGCACGGCATCGATGATCTCGAACCACTCACGCTTGAAGAACATGCCCGCAACAGGCCTAATCTTCCAGTTTCCGTCCAGCAGCTGCGAACGTTCGAAGAGAGACAGAGATTTGAGGTTGCTGAGGTAGCCTGGGTCATTTTTAAGTAGGATTTTGTTGTCAGTTACTTTCGCCGGGATGAACGTGACAGATTTGGCATCTGCAGCACGGTCCTCGAACGTCTCAGGATTGTCAGCCCACAGGATATTGTCACCGTCCCGGATGAACCACCGAATGACTCCGGCCCGATCGTAATTTGGTAGACCCGTCTTATCATCGAGCCACCACGCAATGAACTTCGAAACCCACGAGTCTGCATCCGGGTTGCATGTTGCGCGGATATATGGGCGCATGCCGATGTTCGACGGGAGACGGTTGCGACTAAGCAGGTAGAAGAACATGCCTTTACTGAAATGCGTAAGTTCGTCGAACCCGATGAACGGGAGCGCACTACCCATCCAGCTGTACTTGTCCTTCTCGTGCTGCATGTGCGCGAATTGCAGCTTCGCACCGTTTTCCCATGCATACGCATTCTGTCCGTCCTTAGGTGTACCACCGATCAAAGGGTAGATGAGACCTGCACTATCCCAGAGGCCACCGGGATTGCGAATCTCTGGGTATGTGCGTCGGAAGAATACTCCCTTGAATCCAGGCTTCCCGATGTGACGCCCCCCTTCCATGAGGATGGCGATTGTCTTGCCTCCTCCTGCTGCGCCGCCGTATATCGCGATGTCTGCAGAAGTTGAAAGGAAAGCTTCTTGCGGGCCTGGCTGCGGCCGGAACGGTTGTGCTTCTTCATTCACGCGCATATTCCTATGAGGTCTTTGTCTGACTGCATGCTTTCTGAGATGTACCAGCAACCACGAGAAGTCACCCACTGATCGGGCTGACGAGGCATGTCACAGTTACGCATAAGGAACAGGTCAACGCGCTGTGGGCCTTTACCGACGTGGCTTTTCTCTTTCGACCAAATGTATGTCGACCCGTCTCGTGCCTTGTATATCGTATCAGCGAGAACTTTCATTGCGGGTCTCGTCCGTTATCCGGCAGGTACAGCATGACCTTCTGTGCTGACGCAGCCTGAGGTTTTGTTTCTTCTGTTTCAGGTTTGCCCTTGGTATAGTACCCACTCGCACACCGCTCCAGCCACCACGCAGCGGCGACCCAGCTCTTCGCGCCCGCCTTGTTGATTGTCTTGGCGAACTTCTCTATTGCACAATTATGCGCGACTTCCACTTCATCGTAGAACCGGAGACAGTCCATGTCATCAACGGTCGCATCATCAGGGAGCTTCCCGTGCTCAGCGAAATAGTCTGAGAGTTCTTTCCCGCGAGTACGCCAGCGACGAATCTGATGAGGAGACACCCCGCTCTTAGCAGCGATAACGGGCCAGGGGATGCCGGCCTTGGCGCCGGATACGATAGCCCGGCGAACAGCAGGGGTGAGGCCGGTGGCGGCCCGTTTAGGGGCGGTTGGCTTAGCGTAGCGGGTGGGGCGGGGAGGGGCTGTACGCACAGGGAGCGTTGTAGCGGTACCGCCGGCCCCCCGCTACCCCGGTTGAGCCCGCCTTGGGTAAAGTTGGCCTTAATACTAAGGGTAGTTAGGGTGTGCCGGCATAGTTAGGGATGGTTACGGTCAGCGTATACGAGTATGGGGCTAATACGACCTATTTGCAACTAATCCAATAAAAGACCCCGGCGGGTTAGGCCGGGGTGAACCTTGCTCGGGCACAATGGCCGGGTTCTTGAAAGCCTACTATCTCAGCACCAATCGCGGGCGGTGGGTAGGCAATGTCTAACGGAGAAACAACGGTCTCGGTGGATGTGACTCACTCATAGCTGAGCAAGCGGGCACGGAGGTATGTATTCTCGCCCGAGTCATTGACCGCACGTACACTAAGTTGTCTCTCGACGTTGAAGCCCACCAGACATGACATCTGGTGGGCGAGAAAGCAGGTTCAGTTATTTATTGAGATAGATCCAGTGAATATCGTCGTGGCTGTCCTTCAGCTGGTTGATACAGCGAATGATGCTGAAGGCAGTACTGAAAACTTCCTCCACGACCCAGGCCTGAACAGTAGCATCCCACACCACGAGTTCAATGCGTGTCCCTTCCACACCAGGGTGTGTAGGGCGCATCACGTAGAACTCACATAGGCTCGACTCTTTCAGAGTTGGGTCACGCGGGAGGGTCACCTCAGCAGGATGAGTATTGTGAGGATAGACGTAAATGATGACATTCATTTGTGTTTTTCTTCCCATTCAAAGATCTTGGTTATAGTCGGCGCACCAATTGGATTGCCAGAGAAAGCTCGTGCTATGGTGTCGCGATGCAAACCTAGCTCATCAGCAATCATCTGATGAGTAACCCCTTTCACACCAGTGGTGTTGCTTATGTGCGCAGAGATATCACTCATCAGAACCTTTCTGGCTCTCTCCTCCCTCACTCTGTGAAATTCATTGTTGGTGCGCTTGTAGTTGAAAGCCATATTAGTTCCTGTGGGTCTCGCGGCGAACGATGTACCCTACGTTACGCACGTGGGTCTTGAATGATTGAGCAAGCGTGTGGCGGGGCCAGCCGGCTGCCTCCAGCTTGCGGATGGCGCTAACCTCATGACGCTTGAGGCGGTTCGGGCCGATACGGCGGTCTTGGCGCATAGTCAACTCCTTGAGCACGTAGCTCGGTTGGTATATCAGAAACATAGGCATCTTGTTGAAACTGTAAAGGACTTTCTTTAACTGACTTTGCAGCTGACTTTTACGCGACTTCGGCCATGCGCGGCGCGGGCTTACCCCCGGACCCCCGCTTTAAAACCTACATTACCCTATACATGGCTCGAGCATATATTGCTCATTCTATATTATCTAACTCTATTTAAAGAGGGGGTAAGAGGGGGTAAAGTAATAAACAGTCGATAAACACCGATATAAACCGCCCCCGCTATAACCCCCGCAATATACCCCCCAAACCGCCCCCGCTATAGGCCCTTCCAACTCCAACTCACTTAATTTTTATAAATTTTTTGCAACTTTTCACAACAAAGTCAACTAAAACACGTTACCCCCGGTATGCCACCCCTACCACACCGGGGGTAACTTTATCAACAAAAACGCTTGATAAATTCAGCCTTCGAAGAGCTAGCCATAGCCTCTTCGAACAGCCCTGCACGAACCGACCAGAAGCTCTTTACTGCCCCCGCCCGACCCTTCACAGCACCAAGCTCCATACGCCCAATGGGCTCATACCCTAGCTCACGAAGCACACGCCCAAGCATCTGGCCACTAGGCGCCTCACCCATGTCTACGAGCATGGTCTTGAGCGTCTCTAGCTCAATGACATTCTCGTTAACCGTCGCCCCACCACTCTCTTTGATGATGGTCTCTATGGCAATATGGAGGTCGCTCTTGCTAAGCTGTACCAGCTGCTGCTTACCAATGGTATCCGGTGCACGGTACGGGTCAAACCCCTTCAACTGGATGTTGAGCAACCACCCACGCAACGCCCCCGGATATTCGCGAGCGTACTGCGTTAGCTTATTAAAATATTTCCGTGCTTTAACCTTGCCACCAAGATCAGCAAGAAACTCATTGCCAAACCACCGAGTAGAACATACATAATACCGACGATCGTTAGCAGCCAATGGCAGCGCATTCGAATGATTAGTCGACATAATATACGATGTAACATTATCGATCAAGTATTTCTTGGTGCCCTTGGGGTTAATGCTCAACGTGTCATTGGTGATCGCTGGCTTGAGCACATTCATCACGTCCCACTTTGCACGGCCTTCTACGTACACTTCCTCCACGATGCACAGCTGCCGACTATCAGACCATTCGTTGAACGACGTGTGCATCAGCGTGGAGTTATCGAGCACGTCCACGTTCGACTTACCAAGCACTGCAGCCATCAGGTCGCTGACCACGATCGTCTTGCCGCACCCCTCTGGCCCCTTCATGAAGAACGCCCAGCGCACACGCTTGCCAGGGTTCTGCACGATATACGCAAGGAACTTAATCAGCATGCCAGCGTGCTCCGACCCTAGTAGCCATATTAGATGCGTCTCCCATGCGTCTACTGCGTCGCCTTCCTCAGCGGTCCACAACATAGGATCGACGCCATTCTCCTTGGGCGGGAGCCAGCGGTTCAGAACGTTACCTACACCGTCCTTCTCGAACACCAGTTCCTCA